AACCCCTCCCCGCCCACATCGCCTACCCCGAGTCCGACGGGTGGGTGCATGATCGGGTGCCGGGGCCGGAGGATGGGGATCGAGATGGAGATGTTGGGATCCCTACTGGCTGTCGGCCGCGGTGGCTGCATTGGTCCCACGTCGTCCCCGGCCAGCCCTGGCTGCCATTGCGCACCACCACCCCATCACCACCCCATAGGTGGTAAGCTGTCGCCGTTGCCGCACCGTGAACCTTGGCAGGAGGTAGGCCCTCCAAACTGACGCCGGAGCTGGTCGAGAAGGCTGGCGAGCTGGCGGAAAGGGGCCTACCCATGCCACTGATCGCCGCTCGTCTTGGCATCGGTCGCGCTACCGCTAGCCACTGGATGGCCGCCGCTGATGAGAATGGCGAAGACAGCTTGGAGTACAAGTTTCGACAAGCCATCTTTATAGCGGACGCCAATAGTTGCGAGCATTTACTTTCCGGCCTTGAACTTGCGGCCCGTGGAAGTCAGGAATCCGCCCCCAACGCTTGGGCCGCCACCTGGCTTCTCACCCATCACCCCCGCCTTCGCGACCACTTCAGCGACGCCGCCGCCGAACGCCGCACCGAGCGCCGCACCGTCGCCACCTTCCTGGAGGCTGTCGCCGCCACTGGGCTGACACCTGATCAGGAGCACACCCTGATGTTGCAGATGCAGGCCCGTGGGTTGGGCGCGGTGCAGGGGGAGGGGGAGGGGTGAGCGAACACGACCCCACTGGCCGCGATCAGCATGAACCCGGCGCGAAGCTCGACGCCGGCAAGCCTCGCCCGGCGCTGGTGCTGGGTGGATTCGTTCTCGCCCTGGAGGCTGTCACTGAGGTCGGCACGTTCGGCGCCGCGAAGTACAGCGACAACGGCTGGCGATCAGTCCCCGATGGCACGCAGCGCTACACCGACGCCATGTTGCGCCACTGGCTGGCCGATCCTGGCGGCCTCTCACCTGACCCTGACAGCGGCCTGGCCCACGCTGCACACCTGGCCTGGAATGCCCTGGCGCGGCTGGAGCTGATGCTGGCGGCGCAGCGGAGGCATGGGCTGGGGGAGATGGTGGAGGCGGTGCTGAGGCCTCCCGGATGGGCCGGCCGCGACGCGGCATGACCCTGCAGCTCCACCACGGCGACTGTCTGGAGGTGCTCCGCACCCTGGGGGATGCCAGCGTGGATGCGGTGGTGACGGATCCGCCGTACTACCGGGTCAAGGATGAGGACTGGGATTGTCAATGGGACAACCCGGCCGCTTTCCTGGCTTGGCTGGATCAGGTGGCCGAGCAGTGGCAGCGGGTTCTCAAGCCCAATGGGTCGCTCTATTGCTTTGCTTCCCCGCAGATGGCGGCACGGGTTGAGGTGATGCTGGGGCAGCGGTTCCAGGTGCTGAACTCGCTGGTGTGGCTCAAGCCACAGGGTCGGCACGATGGCGCGTGCAAAGAGGATCTCCGGTCTTACTTTCCCGCTACCGAGCGGATCATCTTTGCCGAGCAGTTTGGGGCGGATGGCGCGGCCATGGGCGGGAGCGGCTATGAAACCAAATGCCAAGAGCTTTGCTGTCGCGTTTTTCAGATTCGCCCGCTGTGTGAACGGCTTGGGGTTACGCGCACGCAAATTGCTCACTTAGTCTTGAGCGACTACAAAAACATTGAAAGCGCCAAAGCGCAGGCATCAAACTGGATTTTAGGCAAAAACATACCGAACCCGATTGACTTTGCGCGTCTTAAGACCATCCTCCCTATCGCTGGCGAGTACGAGGATCTCCGGCGCGAGTACGAGGATCTCCGGCGCGAGTACGAGGATCTCCGGCGCCCCTTCAGCGTCACCCGCTTTGATCCGTTCACCGATGTCTGGACGTTCGCCACGGTCAAGCCAAGGCCAGGCAAGCACCCATGCGAGAAGCCTCAATCCTTGCTCCGGCACATCATCAACAGCAGCACCAGGCCTGGCGCCGTTGTGCTGGATTCTTTCGCCGGCAGTGGCTCCACTGGCCAGGCATGCCTTGCCCTTGGTCGGCAATTCGTCGGGATTGAGCGCTGCCATCACTGGTACGCCGTCGCTTCGGAGTCGCTGAAGTCGGTCCAGCCCGACCTGCTCACCCCTTCCCCTCAGCAACGCATCTCCAGCTCTGCCGCCGCCGGCCACCAGCCCTCCCTCGCCCTCGCATGACCCCCGCCACCACCCTCCCTCGCCCCCGCACCCCCGCCGCAAGGCTGGCGATGCTGGAGCTGGAGCGGCAGGAGACTGGCCGGGCTGGCCCCGACGCCACGCCCGACAGCTTCGCGGACTTCATCCGCACCGTCTCCCCCACCTTCGAGTTCTACCGGCACGTCGACATCCTGGTGGAGCTGCTGCAGCAGGTGGCCGACGGTAAGATCCGCCGGCTGATGGTGTTCCTGCCGCCGCGGCACACGAAGTCACTCCTGGCCTCGCGCCTGTTCCCCGCGTACTTCCTGCGGCGGCACCCGGATCGGTGGGTCGGCCTGGCCAGCTACGGCGCCGAGCTCGCCGAGGGATTCTCCCGTGAGGCTCGGTCCTACTTCCAGACCCATGGCGGCGCCATGGATCCGGCCAGCCGTGCGGTCAACCGGTGGAACACCAGTGGCGGTGGCGGGATGTGGAGCGTTGGTGTCGGCGGCGCCGCGACCGGTCGGGGCTACAGCCTTGGAATCGTCGACGACCCCATCAAGGACGCCATGGAGGCCGACTCGCCGACCTACCGGCAGCGGGCCCGCGACTGGTGGGATTCGGTGTTCTCCACCAGGGCCGAGCCTGACGCGGCGCAGGTGGTGATCCAGACCCGCTGGCACCTCGACGACCTCAGCGGGTTCCTGCTGGAGACCGAGGGCACCACCGATCGCCCCGAGGGCTGGCACGTGGTTGACCTGCCGGCGATCGCCGGGGAAGAGCCGCTTGACCTGCCGCCGTCCTGCACGGTCGAGCCGGACTGGCGCCAGCCTGGCGAGCCGCTGTGCCCTGAGCGGTTCCCCCTCGATCGACTGGAGACCATCCGGGCATCGTCCGCCTCCCGCTGGTGGAAGGCGCTCTACCAGCAGCGGCCGACCCATGCCGGTGGCTCAATCTTCCTGCGGGAGTGGCTGCGGTTCTATGAGCCCGAGAAGCTCCCCCAGGCCGGCTGGCTCCGGATGCTGGCCTCAATCGACTGCACCTTCAAGGCCGCCAGCAACAGCGACTTCGTGGCGCTCACCATCTGGGGGCAGCGGCCCGATGGGCTGTACCTGCTGCACGTGATGAACGAGCGGCTGACGTTCACCGGCACCGTCAGCGCGATCGAAGGCGCCTGGCAGCGGTGGCAGTTCCAGGAACTCCTGGTGGAGGACGCCGCCAACGGCCCGGCGGTGCTCGACACCCTGCAGCGACGCGCCGCCGGCTACAGCCTGCGGGCGGTCCGGCCGATGGGCGGGAAGGTTGCCCGTGCGAACGCCGCGGCCCCCCAGTTCGAGCAGGGGCGGATCTGGCTGCCGCAGTCTGCGCCGTGGCTGAAGGGCTACGTCGACCAGTTGCTGGGATTCCCCACCGCATCGAAGGATGACATGGTGGACTCGACCACCCAGGCGATCAACCACATCGCCGGCACCGGCCCCATGCGCATCACCACCGCCCACTACGGCAGGGGCACCAGCGCCCCGGCAGCGCCAGATCCGGCCCCCGCCAGGGTGCGGCCACGGTCGCAGGCGGGGTTCCGATGACCGCCGTCGGTGCCCTGCTGCTGGCGGTCGCCCTGCTGGCCCTGATCGATCTGGTCAGGTTTCGCCGGGACTGAACCACCTACCCACCACCCACCACCATGAACAGAGACCCACACCTTCCACCGCCTGAGGTTTGCGACTGGCTGCTTGAGAGGGACTGGTCGGATGAGCGAGTCGTGGAGCAGCGTGTTTTCAAGCCGGACGGCACATATATCGACTCCGGCACGCTCGACGGCAGCTCCCTGGCCCTGGTGGCGATCGGCGTCGAGCAAACCGGCCACTTCGAGCTTCCCGTCGAGGCCCTGGAGGTGCTGAGAGCTGACCAACGGGCGCGGCAGGAGGCTATCGAGCAGAAGCGGGCGGCGATGGAACCCGACGAGCTGGAGCGCAAGCGCCAGAGGGAAGAGGATCGCATCGGCGAGGACTCCGAACTGGATCTCCTACGAAAGATCCTCGCTGAAGCCGAGAAAGTTGAGCATTCGGCTATGGCAACTATTGGCGTCTTCGCCACAGCCGCAGTGATGATGGCTTCGCAAGCGTTCAACCTTGCCTATCAGCCTGATGAAGCCGACGAGGCCCAACCATGACCCGCCACCCCCTCAACCCCGCCACCTTCCGCCGAGCTGGCGCCGCCTGTGGCGATCGGTTCCGGCTGCTGCGCACGCCAGACCCGGACCCGGAGCAGGCTGCCCAGATCAACCGGATCGCCGCGGCCATGGCGGAGCGCAACGCTGCGGTGCGGCAGGAGCTGGTGAGCCTGGGCGGAATGGCGCGGGATGTCGGCCAAACGGTTCGGCGGTTGCTGGGTGAGCTGTGAGACAAACCTTCCCCCCGCCAACCCCCACCAGCGAGGACCTGATCCGCCAGAACGAGCGGCTGGCCCGGATGGCGGCGAACCGGTGGTCAATGCGCACAAACCAGCCGTTCGACGAGCTCCTGGCCCCCGCCTATGACGGGCTGATCGTGGGGTGCAGGACCTACGACCCGACGATGCTCAACCCGGCGACGGGGCAGCCGTTCGCGCTGTCCACCCGGGTGGTGTCGTGCATCAACTCCGAGATCTTGCACTGGTTCCGGGATCACGGCTATTCGGTGAAGTTCCCGCCGAAGTGGAAGGAGGCCTGGGGGAAGGTGAAGCGGCTCGCCGCCACCGAAACCCCCCTTGAGGAGATCGCCCGCCAGACCGGGCTGAAATCAGCCGAGGAGGTGCGCGAGATGCTCGCCGCCATGGTGGGCACCGACCGGCTGGATGAGACCCACGAGGCCGCGGCCAGTGAGAGCCTGGAGGTGGAGGTCGAGCGCCTGAGCCCGCTGCAGCGGCTGGTGCGCGAGGCCTGGGCCGGGATGCTGGCCAGCGACTGCGGGTTGCTGCTCGCCTGGTGGGAGAACCAGCGGCGGCACGCATTCCCATCAGGCCCGATCCAGCAGTTCCACAAGCGCCTGAAGGCTTTGCTCGGCGGCCGTACCTTGAGGCAGTACGAACAGGCCGCCCTGCTCACCGTGGCCCCCAGCGGCCCGACCCGGCGCGAGTACGAGCGGCAGGCGCTGATGGAGTTGTTCGGTGTTGATGAGCCGGTGCGGGTGCAGCGGGTCCGCCGGGAGGTTGATGGGGTTCAGTTGGTGATGGTGTGACGGCGGAAACCTGAACCAACCCCTCCCCGCCGATGGCCCTGCCCCCTCGCGTCAAAGCCCAGATGAAGCGGCTGGGCCTGGAGGGCGTGAACCGACCAAAGCGCACGCCGGGGCACAAGACGAAATCACACGTCGTCCTGGCGGCTGAGCGGGGCCGGTATCAGGTGCTGAGGTTCGGCCAGCAGGGTGTCATCGGTAGCCCGGCCAGGAAGGGGGAGAGCAAGGCGGCGAAGGTCCGGCGAGCGTCGTTCAAGGCCCGGCACGCCTCGAATATCGCCAAGGGGAAGCTGTCGGCTGCGTACTGGGCGGACCGGGTGAAGTGGTAGTAGGATATGGCGGCCACCACCGCGATGAACTGGTATGAATGAGCCGCCAACCACAACCATCACCGACTCCGCCGGCCGCACCCTGGCGTGCTACCTGGATCTGGAAGCGGTCGTCGATGGCACGACCTACGGGCTGCTGACGCCGGTGGATACGCCGGTGGTGTTGGTGCGACGGGGCGAAGATGGGGCCGAGGATGATGTCCTGGAATGGAAGGATCATGAAGACATCCTGTCCGCCGTTGATCACTACCTGGAAGTGTTCGGTACCAACTCGAAGCTGATCCGATCGGCGGGGACGCTGACCGTAAGCGACCCCCTGAAGTGGGAGAGCCGCGAAGAAGTTCTATCCAGTGTTGATCGCTACTTGGAGGCGGCGCTGGCCGCATCTGACGAGCACGTGCCGGCGGAAAACGAAGACGATGAAGATGCTGACCACGAGTTGCTCATAGACTTTGAGCACACCGATGGCCGGATCTATTCCCTGTGGATCCCCCTCGACCCCTTCTTCGTCGTCGCAAAGGCCCGTGGGTTCACCGGCGAGCTTCTGGAGGGTGACGAGTTCAAGCGGATCATGCCGGAGATTGAGCGGGTGCTGGAGGTGGCGGGATGAGCGCCTATCCCACTCTGCCACCAGGCCGCGACCCGTGGCACGTGGAGGTGCGATCGGTGGGGGTGGGGCCATGAACGTCGCCGAACTCATCGCCAAACTGCGGGAACTGCCCCAAGGCGCCAGGGTCGTGATTGATGGCTACGAAGGAGACGTGGAAGACGTAGCACGGGTGACCATGGCGCCAATTCTGGTCAATGTCGGTGACATAGCCGATACGATGTATGGCAATCACGAGCTATGCTCCGATCCAAGCGAGCGGCCGGCCGACGAAATTGCCGTGTATCTGCCGCGCAGGGTGTGGCCATGACCAGCCTGACCCCCGATGACATCGATGCAGCCCTCGACCTTGCCGACCTCATCGACGCCCAGGATCCCCCTCGGATGTTCTACGTCCCAGACTCCGAGGGCTTTGAGCGTCGAATCCGCCGGCACGCCATCACCGTCCCGCACAAACGCCAGCCATCCCGAGCCGACCTGCAATTCGTCAAGGCCTGCCGCGAGCGGCTGCGGGTGAGGCTGGCGGGGGTAATCCCGGAAACCTGAGGCAGAACCCTGGCCCAGGCGCGTGGAGATCGACCACCCGATAGATGATCCTTCGCTGCCCAGTTACCGGCACCCGACCCTCCGGGCCATCTGGGAGGATCTGCAGCGGGCGTTCGATGCCTACGTGTGCCTGCGGGGCGAAGGGGTCAAGAAGCGCTATCTCCCGCCAGAAACAGAGGAGCCTCAGGACGCCTACGCGGCCCGGCTGGAGCGGGCGGTGTTCGCCGACTTCTTCCGCGACAGCATCCATGCGTTTGCCGGGGTGCTGTCGAACTTCAACCTGAAGAATCCGCCTGCCACCCTGGAGGCCACCCTCTCCAACGTCGACAGGAAAGGGAACAGCTTCAAAGCGTGGTGGATCGAGGCTGATTCACTGATGCTCCGCGACGGTGGGACGGGGATTCAGGTGGAAATGCCCCCGAACGATTCCCGCAACAATGCCGAGGTGATCGCCAACGGGATCCTTCCCTATCTGGTGCGGCGCGAGCGCTCGAAGATCACGAACTGGCGCTTCAATAAAGATGACGGCGAGCTGGAATGGGTCACCTTCCTGGAGGTGGAGCCGGAGAACAAAGGCACCTATGGCGTGGAGATGAAACCCCGCTACCGCATGGTGGGACGCGGGTTTCAGCAGGTGTTCGTGCTGGAGCGAAACGAGTCCACGGGCAAGTTCACCGCTGTGCCTGAGGGGCCGGAGGTGCCGATTCTCATGGCCAACAAGCAGCCCATGCCCCGGGTGCCGGTGGTCTGGTATCCGGCCGACGAAGCCGACTTCGGCGAGGGTGAGCAGCCGCTGCGGCAGGTGGTCGAGCATTCGATCAGCCACTTCAGGAAGTCCAGCGACCTGGAGGAGAAGACCCACAAGTGCGCCATGCCGGTGCCGGTGGTGACCGGGGCGACGCCCGGTGATACGAGCAAGCCAGCCCAGAAGGTGGCGATCGGCCCGAACTCCATCATCTACCTTGAGCAGGGCGGCACCTTCACCTTCGCCGAGCCGTCCGGCTCCAGCTTGAAGGAACAACGTGAGCAGATCGCCGACACCGAGCGCCTGATCGCCCGGCAGACCCTGGGGTTCCTCTACGGCGATCCAGGCGGAGCAAAAACGGCCACCCAGGCGGGGATGGAGGGAGCGCAGACAGAGAGCGGCATCACCCGCACCGCCGAACGCAAGGCCAGCGCCGCGCAGGAGGTGATGGCGATCTGGTGCCTGTTCACCGGCGAGGAGCTCGATCCAGAGGCGGGCCTGACCATGAGTGCCTCGATCTTCGAGCGGCCGATGGAGGCGGCGGATGTGGCTCAGCTGCAATCCCTGGCCGGTGGTGTCGAGCTGATCAGCCAGCGCAGCGCAGTGGAGGAGCTGATTCGCCGGGGCAAGAACCAGGCCGTCAGCAGCGTGGAGGACGAACTGGAGCGCCTGGCCGCCGAGGTGCCGCCCCCGGCCGAGGACGTGGGCACCAACGACCTGGGGGGCCTGCCGCCAGCGGAGCCGATGGAGATGCCCGACGACGAGCTGGAAACCTGAGGGGACTCCGTCACACCCACCATGGACGAGAACCTGATTGATCTGGCCTACGACGCGGTCGATGACGCGATCACCCGTTTCGCCGAGGCCAACCCCGAGGCGACGACCGGCGACGTGGCTGCTGCCGTGAGCAGCTGGCTGGCGGCCTTCCTGGCCCCCGACGACGAGGAGGACGAGGCCGAGGCCGAGCTCGTAGCCGCCTGAAGTGGCGCCGCAGCCCCCCGAACCCCGCCGGCTCGTCGGCATCGCTGATCGGTTCTCCCGCGCCCTTGACCAGCTGGAGAACCGCAGCCGGCGGAACATCGTGGCGATCATCAGGCGGTCGCTTGACGGGGTGCTGCGGTCCCTCCGGTGGTCCTACCGGGCCTACGTGACGGCCCTGGGCCCGATCGGCAGGGATCCGGCGGGAAACCCGATCCGCCGGCCCGGGGAGTACTCCACCCTGGAGGCCACGGCGAAGTGGTCGGCGATCGTGCAGACCGCGGCCGGGTTCCTCACTGACATCGAGATTCAGCAGTGGCAGTTCCTGCACGAGCGCGACCTGACCGACGCGGCGCGGCTCGGCGGCGAACTGGGCGCCCGGCTGGCCACCCTGACGGGATCGGCACCGGCGGGGCTGTTCACCGGCGCCGATCCGGTGGTGATTCGCGCCGCGGCCCAGACCACCGGGGCCCTGATCCAGGGCGAGGGGATCCGGTTCCGGGACAGCCTGGTGCAGATCGTCGGGGAGGGCGCCGCCAGGGGATGGGGGCCCAAGCGACTGGAGGGGCAGATCCGGCAGTTGCTCCGCGGCGCCCGTGACCCGAAGCGCCTGAATCAGCGGCTCGGGCTGGAGCAGCGGGCAGCGCTGATCGCCCGATCGGAGCTGGCGAACGTCTATGCGCAGGGCACCTTGGCCCGCGCCAGGGATCGGGGGGACAGCTACGTGCGGGTGCTGGCCTCGAATGATGAGCGGGTCTGCCCCACGTGCGCCAGCAGGAATGGCCGGGTGTATCCGGTGGATCGACTGGTGCTGCCGTTCCATCCCCGCTGCCGGTGCGTCGCTGTCCCGGTTCCGGACGAGGCGGTGCAGGAGACGGATCCCGAGCTGCAGGACACCCTGCTGGACTCCGAGCGCTGGCGGGATGAGCACAACCGCGGCGTGCAGGCGTTCGCCAGGGCGAAGGGGCTGACGATGGAACAGGCCCAGGCCGAACTGGCCCGGGCCTTGAGGACACCGACGGCGGCGGAGAAGCGGATGTTCCCGCGGAGCCCGCTGCCGTTGGGGGAGTCGGTGAGGTTGTTTAGGAGGTGAGGATCGCCTCGTAAGCGTTGGCCATAGTTGAGGCGAGTTGATGCGGACGGAACGCGAGCCAGAGCCGGCGGTAAAAGGGGACGGATGGGAACGAGTTGATCTGGCCCTTTATCACTCTGACATCCTCCCTGGCCTCGTCTTTCGCCTCGGTCATTCTGTCCCTCTCCCGCTTGGCTTGCCTCAGCTCGTCCCGGAACGGTGCCTCAAGGATCTGCCGTAGGGCAGGTTCAACGGCGAAGTAGTGCAGCTCTTCGCAGTCCCTTCGCGGCCCTGGGGCGAAAGGTCGCTCTGAAGGCTCGTCGATGCGACGGGCAACGACGTGAACGGGGATACGTTCGCGGGTAATCAACCTATTTGGATCCACGAGGAGCAGCCGGTCCCCGCTGGATTCGTCCAGTAAGGTCCTGTCAACCTCGTAGAAGCGCTGTCCCGGATGGACGTACAGCACCTCCTGCTTGAGGGTGTAGAGGCGGACGGCTTGTTCGGCGCTCACAGCCTCACCTCCACCGAAACCGTGTAGGTCGCCGGCTCAGCGCCGCGCATGAGGGTGATGTCGTGGTCCAGGCTGGTGATCCTCAGCCCCGTGGCGGCGGTGTAGGCGTTGAGGAGTTTGGCGATGTCGGCCTGGAGCTGCTGGCGAAGCTCGCCGGCTTCTTTGATGGCGGGGTTCATGGAGGGGAGTGGGGATGGGTGATCGGGTCGGCCGGCGATCAGTCCTGCTCAAAAGCTCGGCCGATGCTGCTGGCGATGGATTCAACCATTCGGGCGCGTGCGCCGCCGTTGAATGCCTCCATCGTTGCATCTTTAATAAGATCAGTGATCTTGCTGTGAAGTTCAGAACCAGGGACGATCATTTCCAGAAGAATGTCGCGAGCCTTGGCTTCAATCACCGAGCTGGCGATTGTTTGTAACGGGCTCCTGCTGAACCGCGAGCACGAATCTCGCGTTACCAGCGTGGTAAGAGCGTCCCTAATCGAGGCCGCAATCTGCTCGTCTGGAATGGTGATGTCGGGCATGGTTGTACGTGCGTGGAAACGTTTGCCGAGATCAAGGCTCCCGGCGGGCCTGTCGGTTCAAGTCGGGGGATCCTGGAAGTAGGAGGTGATCAGGAAGGCCAGGAACACCGCCCAAGCGATCAGCCGCTTGCCCCCGGAGAGAGACAGCGTCAGGAGAATGAGGCAGAGGGCCACCGCCACGTTGATCTGATACGGCAGCTCGGAGAGCCAGTTCCGCATGACTCAACCCAGCGTGTCGTACGTGGGCGCCACAGCCTGCGGCACCGGCTCATCCCG